AGTTAGCTTATCACATCTTAGAGGTTCTAATAGTATAGCACAGTTATCCGATTGTGTGATAGCTTTAGAAAGAAATCAACAGGCTACTGACCCTGAAGAGTCAAGAACAACAAAAGTTAGAATATTAAAATCAAGATACACAGGAGATGTAGGACTTGCTACTCATTTATTATATGATGGAGATACAGGCAGGTTATCAGAAGTTGTAGATGATTTTGATGATTTACAATCTGAACAAGGAGATGCATTTTGAGATTAATATTTGACATAGAAACAGACGACCTAAATGCTACTAAGATATGGTGTATTGTAGCACAAGACATAGACACTAATAAAATTTATAAGTTCCCTCCTGATAAACTAGAAGAGGGATATAAGTTTTTACAAAGTGCTGAACAGTTGATAGGTCATAATGTTTTAGGTTTTGATATACCTATGGTTGAAAAGTTTGGTAATATTAAACTTACAGACAATGTAGTAGATACTTTAGTATTATCTAGGTTGTTTAACCCAACACGAGAGGGAGGACATAGCTTAGATAATTGGGGTTATAGATTATCATATCGCAAGATAGAGTTTGAAGATTACCAAAACTATTCAACAGAGATGTTAAACTATTGCGTTAGAGATGTCCAACTAAATACTTTAGTTTACAAAAGATTACAAATAGAGTCAAAAGGTTTTTCAAAAGAAAGTGTAGACTTAGAACATCAAGTAGCAAAAATAATGAATCAACAAGAGATAAATGGATTTAGCTTTGATAGTAAATCTGCTACTTTATTACTTGCACAATTAAGAGAAAGATTACAAAGCGTAGAAGATGAAGTTCATAAAACATTTAAGCCTAGATGGGTTGATGATAGAATAGTTAAACCTTACATTAAAAAAGATGGCTCATTATCGAAGAGGGGTCTAACAGATGATGAATATAATACATGCCTAACCAATAACGATTTTGAGCCATTTATGAGAAGAAAACTAGAGCCATTTAATTTAGGCTCAAGAAAACAAATAGGAGAGTATCTTATAGAGATGGGTTGGAAACCTGAAAGATTTACTCCTACTAATCAACCAATAGTTGATGAGAAAACTTTATCTCAGATAACTCATATCCATGAAGCAGGTTTAATAGCAGAGTTTTTATTACTACAAAAACGCATAGCACAAATCGACTCATGGATTGAAGCAGTTTCAGAAGATAACAGAGTGCATGGTTTTGTTATTCCTAATGGAACTATAACAGGTAGAATGACACATAGAAATCCTAACATGGCTCAAGTTCCTAGTCTAGCTTCTCCTTATGGTGAAGAGTGTAGAGCTTGTTGGGTAGTAGACGAAGGGTATAAATTAGTAGGTATTGATGCTAGTGGTCTTGAGATAAGAATGTTAGCACATTACATGAATGACGAGGAGTTTATTAATGAAATTATCAACGGAGATGTACACAGCTCTAATCAAAAACTTGCAGGACTTAAATCAAGAAATCAGGCTAAAACATTCATCTATGCCCTCATGTACGGAGCAGGAGATGAAAAACTTGGCAAAGTGGTTGGAGGGAATAAAGCAGATGGTTCGAGAATTAGAAAACATTTCTTTGCTAATAAACCATCATTTAAATCACTTCGAGATAGAGTTCAAAGAGCAGCAACAAAGAAATATCTCAAAGGTTTAGATGGTAGAAAGATATATATAAGAAATGCACATGCATCTTTAAATAGTTTACTACAAGGTGCAGGTGCGATTGTTATGAAACAAGCTTTAACATTAGCAGACAAGTGGGCAACATGTAATAACATAGATTATAAATTTGTTGCTAACATACACGATGAATGGCAGGTTGAAGTAAAAGAAGAGTATGCTGACTTCTTTGGAGATATGGCAGTTAAGTCAATAGTAGAGTCAGGCAAACATTTTAATTTACGATGTCCTCTTGATGGAGAGTACAAAGTAGGAGGTAATTGGAGTGAAACCCACTAAGAAAGATAGAAAAAAGTTTGACATAGATTTAGAGTATGGTCAAATTAGAGAAGATAAAATAGCAGATATATTTTCTAAAGCTAAGATAGAAGTTAAATCTGAAAGAGATATTTGGCAAAAGACAGGTAATATAGCTATTGAATATGAGTGTTGGAATAAACCATCAGGTATTATGGCAACTGAATCAGACTATTGGTTTCATAATCTTTGTATTGGTAAAGATGAATATTGCACATTAGTATTTAAAACTTCTACATTAAAGAAAATAGTTTCTAAGTTAGATTATTTTAAAAGTGTAGCAGGTGGCGACAATAATGCAAGTCGTATGTATCTTGTAAATCTGTTAAAGTTATTTTCAACTGATGTGGTAAAATCATATAAAGAACTAAAAGATGAGTAAAAAAACACTAGATACATTAGTAGAAGATATATATGAAAAACTCTCTGTCCTTGGCGAGGGTGGTTCATTAGACATTAAAGAGGAGAACATTGACAAGTTTGGGGAGTC